CCACCACTTTTTGATATGCATAACTATAGCTATTTAGTGGGGAGCTAGATATAGATATATGGCAAGACCAAAGAAACCAACAAAAATAAAAGAGCTGCAAGGCACTCTTCAACCTTGTCGACAAATCGCCAACGAGATGCAAGTCAGTGAGGTTGTTGAGATGCCAGCCGCTCCAAGTTATTTTGATCAGTTTGCTCAGAATGAGTGGGATGTTACAACTAGCGAACTGTCAAGAATCAAAATGCTTCATATTGTTGACCTATCTATTCTCTCCGCTTACTGTTTTGAGATTGGTACTTATCACAGAATAATGAATGAGATGGGCGGTAAGTTTACAGAGCGCACTTATGACAAAGATGGCAAATTGAGAGCTTCAAAGATTGCGCCTCAATATAAGATTGCTCAAGCGGCTCTCCAAAATGCAATGAAAATTGCTACGCAATTTGGATTCACTCCGAGTTCAAGGGCTTCGCTTTCTATGCCAGACCAAGAAGAAGAAAAAACTGATGACTTTAATTTCTTTGGATAATGGAACTCAAGGAATGTGAAACTTTTTATTTTGATGAAGCTGCTGCTGATAGGGTGGTGGCTTTTATTGAAAGACACATCAAACACATCAAAGGAGAGAAGGGCGGACAGCCATTTATACTAGAGCCATTTCAAAAAAAGATTGTTCGAGATTTGTTCGGTTGGAAATATCGAGAAACAAACCTCAGAAGATTTAGAACTGCTTACATTTGCCTTCCTAGAAAGAACGGAAAGTCAACTCTTATTTCTGCAATCGCTTTGTATATGCTTTGCGCTGACGGTGAACCTAGTGCCGAATGTTATGTTGCTGCTGGTGATAGACAGCAAGCTGGAATCATCTTTGATGTTGCAAGTTCAATGGTTAGATCAGACAGCCAACTCAATAACAATTTGAAAGTATTTAAGAGTTCTGTAATTCACGAAAAGAGCAATTCAGCATTCAAGGCAATAAGCGCTGAAGCAAGTTCCAAGTTTGGTTACAACGCAAGTTTCGTTTGTATGGATGAATTTTTTGTTCAAAAGGATGCACAGCTTTGGGATGCTCTTACAACTTCGGTAGGTTCTAGAAGGCAACCATTGACAATAGCAATAACTACTGCTGGTTACAATCGTGAATCTATTTGCTTTAAAACTGAGGAATATGGTCACAAAGTTTCAGAGGGTGTCATTGAAGATTCGAGTTTCTACTATGTCAAATTTGCGTGTCCTTTGGATGTGGATTGGGATAGTGAAGAAGCATTGAGGTTAGCCAACCCAGCTCTTGAATCTGGTGTCGTTAAACTTGACTATCTAAAAAGAGAGCAAGAGAAAGCTGTCAAAATGCCAAGTTATGAAAACACTTTTAGAATGCTACACCTTAACCAGTGGATGAGTTCAGCTTCCAAATGGTTAAGCGATGTGCAATGGATGGAGTGCAACTTTGAAGAAGTAACTTTGGACCAATTCAAAGGGCAAAGAGTTTGGGCTGGGCTTGACTTAGCTAGTGTCCGAGATGTTTCCTGTCTTGTATTGTTAGCAGAGATAGATGAGAAGCTAGTGTGTTTACCTTATTTCTGGACACCAAAAGAAACAGCATTTGTTAGAAGCCGAAGGGATGGAGTGGATTATATTGGTTGGGAAAAAGAAGGACTAATGGAACTAACAGAAGGCGATGTTACTGACTACAACTATATCAAAGAAAGAATCAAAGAGATTGCTGAGGTTGTAAACATACAAGAGATTGCTTATGATAGATGGAACTCTAGTCAGTTGGTTATTGACTTGGTGAATGATGGACTTCCAATGATTCCATTTGGTCAAGGTTTTGCTTCAATGAGCGCACCCACAAAAGAACTTGAAAAGATTGTTCTAGCAAAAGAATTGAATCACGGAGGAAACAAAGTGCTTCGTTGGATGTGTTCTAACTTAGCAATGAAAACAGACCCAGCTGGTAATATTAAGATGGACAAAGCAAAGTCAAGTGAAAAGATTGATGGAATGATAGCTCTTGTAATGGCTTTGGGTTCTTATATGAATGGAAACACTACGGAAGAAAACCCATATAATGACAGAGGTTTTGTGTTCATTTAAGGAAGTGTTTTGTATCTTTGTATTATAGTTTTATTTTATGGGATTATTTGATTTTCTCCGTTCAGAAAAAAGAGATAACGGAAACACTTTTCTAAAAGTCAACTCTCCATTATTTGGCGCCAATGCTGGAGTTGCTGTTGACAAAAATTCTGCACTTTCTTTCTCGGCTGTTCTAGCTTGTGTTCGTGTTATCTCTGAAAGTATCGGATCACTACCTATCCACACTTATAGAGTTGAAGAAGATGGAGATAGGAAAATGGACAAAGCGCATCCAGTATCAAAACTGATCCAAAGACCAAACCAATATCAAACGACTTACAACTTCTTTTCGGTAGCAATGACAAACTTGCTTCTTGAAGGTAATTGTTATTTCTTAATTGAAAGAGATGGGAGCGCAAGACCAACAGCATTGATTTATCTCAATCCAGATAAAGTGGACGTTATTCCTTTTGAGGGCAATCTATTCTATCAACACGCTGACTTTGAACAACCGATTCCACAAACTGACATCCTTCACTTTATGGGTACGGGCTTTGATGGTAAAAAAGGAAAGTCAGTTTTAAAAATGCAACAAGACACAATCGGACTTTCTTTAGGGGCTAATATTACAGCAGCGACATACTTCGGACAATCTGCTCAAGTGGCTGGAGTATTAAAGACAGACCACAAATTAACAGATGAACAAATTCAACGATTAAGAAACTCTTGGAACTCAAGACATCAAGGTCCTTATAACTCAAACAAGACCGCAATCTTAGAGCAAGGAATGGATTTCAAACCGATTTCTATAAGCGCAAATGACAAGCAGTTGCTTCAATCAAGACAATTCCAAGTAGAAGAAATAGCAAGAATATTTAGAACGCCCCTTTCATTGATTGGACACTTAGAGAAGTCAGCGAATCACAACTCAATCGAACAGCTATCAACTGACTTTGTTCGCTTTACTTTGACTCCTTACTTAGTACAGTTGGAACAAGAGATGAACATAAAACTTTTTAGAGAGAATGAGTTTGGAGAGTACGAAGTGAAGTTTGACACAAAAGGATTATTGAGAGGAGATAGCAATGCAAGAGCGACTTATTATCGTGAGATGATGCAGATCGGTGCTTTGTCAATCAACGAGGTAAGACAAGCGGAGCAACTAAACAGAATCGGAGATGAGGGTGATGTTCACTATTTCCCATTGAACTTTGCTCCGATAGGAACAACAGAAGAAAGCAATGACTGATTTTCCAACTAAAGGAGAGGACAAAAAGATTAGTCTTAGAAACTCAAATCATCCTCAGTTTGATTTTGATTTTGCTTCGAATGTAAAAGAACAAACTACAGAGATTTGGAAAGCTGGAGGAAATATAAGAGGAAACGAAGCTTATAAGCTTTGGGAAAGAGCAAGAGATGGAGATGATAGTCCTTCTGTTTTAGATTGGATAAAAGAAAGAGAAGCGTGGATTGCTAGACACTTTGAAGATGGAAAACAATTTGAAGGGGACACAGAGCCGAACTTGTCAAACATCGGTGGTGTTGTAGCTCAAATGAAATGGGGAACTATTGGAGTGCTAGGAGAACAAGGAATGAAGGATGTTATTTTGGAAATGACAAAAAAGCTAGAGGGGAAAAAAGAAGAAAAACAGTTGAACGCAAGTGTTACAAAAGCTCTTGAAAATAAAGTCGAAGAACACAACGAAGAAGTCAAAGATTTGGATGTTGATTGGAATCCAAGAATCACATTCAATAAAATAGTAAAAGTGTTTGAAAGAGGAATTGGTGCTTATAAGACAAACCCTCAAAGTGTAAGACCAAACGTAGGAAGCCCTGAGCAGTGGGCTTATGCAAGAGTTAACTCTTTTCTTTTCGCACTAAGAAAAGGAAGGTTTCAAGGCGGGAAACACGACACAGATTTACTTCCTCCAAATCATCCAGTTAGGGAGGAAATGGAAGAAAAACTAATTATAGTTATGGAAAAAGAAAACAGAGATTTAGTAGGCACAATGATAACAGATGGGATCGAGATGCCACTTTACACAACCATTGAAGAAGCAGAAGAAATAGCAAAAGAGATGGGAGGAGAAGGACATCACGAACACACTCTTGACGGTGTTACTTATTATATGCCTTTCAACTCACACGATGAAATCAAAGCTGTTATGGAAGCTCAAATGATGGAAGAAAACGATCACATCGAAGGACACGATGAAGAAGATGACAAGCCAATGGGCTATCGTTCAAACCCTAATGCTGAAGTTAGAACATTCACAATTGAGAATCTAGAATTTAGAGCTGAGGAAGACAATAATGTTGTTGTAGGTTATGGAAGCGTGTTTAACTCTCTTTCTAATGATTTAGGAGGATTTAGAGAGATTATTGCACCAACTGCTTTTGAGGGTAGGCTTGAAGATGATGTGCGATTCTTATTTAATCACGATCCGAATATGTTATTAGCTAGAAGTACAAACGGAACTTTGAAAATGTCAGTTGATGAAGTAGGTTTAAGATATCAAGCTGTAATCCCAGACACTTCAACAGGTCGTGATGTTTTGACTTTGTTACGAAACAACACATTAAATCAAAACAGCTTTGCATTCGTTGTTGAAGATGACTCTTGGGAAGTTAGAGATGGAGTTAATGTGAGGACTATTAACAAGGTGTCTATGTTAGCCGACATAAGCCTAGTTTCTTATCCAGCATATAATCAAGCTAAAACTGTTGCACTTCGTTCAATGGAAAACTGGAAGCAACAAGAAGAAGAAAAGGTGATGAAAGAGAACCTTGAAAAAGAGAAGGAAGAGAGGTCGAAGGAAGAAATGGATTTAACAAAACGCTCTCTCGCTGAGTTGCGTTTGTCAATCATAAATAAAAAGTAATAATTTTAAAAACTGAAAAAAAGATGAAAACATCTAAATTCTACACAGAGGAGAGAGCTTCAGTTGTTGAAAATATGGAAGCAATCGTTGACTCAGCGAAAGTTGAAGGTCGTGAGCTTACAGAAGCGGAAACAACAGAGTTTGATTCTCTAAACGAAAAAGCTAACTCTTTAGAGGGGATGGCTAAAAGAGCTGCTTCTTTTGAAGCACTACAAGCTAACAAAGCTGCTAAATCAGAGCCAGTTTCTGAAGAAAACACACCTTCAGAAATTCGTAATTATTCATTTCAAGAAGCTTTAGCACAAGCTGCTTCTGGAAGATTATCTGGATTAGTGAAAGAAATGGACCAAGAAGCAAGAAATGAATCTCGCTATACTGGACAATCTTTCAAAGGTATAGGAATACCAGCATCAATTCTAACAAGAGCGGCTGTTGCTACTGCTGCTGGAAACGCAACTGAAGTGATGCCTTGGACTGACCAATTAGAATCAAACTTAGTTCTTGCTTCTGCTGGTGCTAACTTCTACTCAGGAGTTAACAATATGAAGTTCCCAGTTTTCAGCTCAATCAACTCTGGTTTCGTTGCTGAAACGGGCGGGTCTGCTCCTGCGGCAAATGGTACTGCTACTAGCGTAACATTAAGCCCAAAGAAACTTATTTCTATCGTGAATGTTTCTGCTGAAGCTATAACTCAAAACGCTTCTATTGAAGCTGCTTTACAGAGAAATATGGCTCAATCTGTTGCATCTGCTCTAGAAAACGCATTATTAGATACTAGTGATGTTTCAAACGCTCCAGCTTCTATCTTTGCTGATGCTGCTGCTGGCTCAACTGCTGCTGTTTCTGCTGCTTCATTGACTGCTCTTGAAACAACTGTTTTAGGTAACGGTGTTCAATTAGAAGGTGCTAGAATGGCTTATTTGATGGACTTAGATGCATATACTGCTGTTAAAAACGCAGTTCAAGTAACTGGTGTTTCTGCTTTGTATGATAACAGAGATAAAACTGCAAATGGATATTTTACATTCATTTCTAGTAATGTTGCTGCTTCTGGAGTAGCTGGAAAAGAACACGCACTTTTTGGAGATTTCTCTAAAGTTCACATTGCTCAGTTTGGTGGTTTAGATGTGATTTATGACATTTATACTAACGCTGGAACAGGCGAGCCTCGCTATGTTCTTACTTCTTTGATTGATGGTGATGCAGTACAAAATGACACTGCTTTCGCTACTTTGATTGAAGCATAATTGATTTGATAATTGGAGGAGGGTTTTGGCTCTCCTCCATTTTTACCAACAAAAGATATGATTACTAGCTCAGATTTAGGAATTGCAATAACTACGGGTTTTGGAAAGTTGAGACTGTCAACACCTCCATCACTAACCCCTGTATCAGTTGCTGAAGCAAAAGTTCATTTGCGCATTGATAGTTCATTTACAGATGATGACACATATATCGGAACACTTATTGATGTAGCTACTCTAGCTGCTGAAAATTTCACGAATCTAGCTATAATGGAGCAAACTTTTGTTTTAGATATTGATGCTTTTCCAGATTACTTTAATCTGTTGAAAGGAACTCTCAGAACGCTCACTATAAACTCAATCACATATAAAGATGAAAACAATGCTACTCAAACTCTAGCTGCTTCCAATTATGTAGGAGATGGAAGTATAAAACCAGCTAGGGTGTATTACACTCCAGATGCGTCTATCCCAAGCACATTTGAAATTCCAAACGCTGTGAGTGTTACTTTTACTCTTGGATTTACAGCAGCTAGTCAAGTTCCAGCTCCTATAAAACAAGCTATTCTTTTGATGGTTGGAACTTATTACGAAACAAGACAAACCGTAAGTGATAGAACTTTTAAAGACATACCACAATCTGCTGAGTATTTATTAATGCCTTATAGAATACAAGGATAATGAACATTGGCAAACTAGATAGATTGGTGGTAATAAAACAAGCTACATTCACGCAGGATGCTTTTGGTGAAAACATTGCAAGCAACTCAACACTTGCTTCTGTTTGGGCAAGGTTTGAATTTGAAAAAGGAAAAGTTGGATATGAAGCAGACACATTTATTGGTACTGCTCCAGCAAAAATGACTATTCGTTATCGTTCAGATATACAAATTTCTCCTAAACATTATATAGAATATAATTCAAAAGATTGGTTTATCCGATCTGTTGAGGAGATAGGAAGAAAAGAAGGATTGATTTTAAGAGTAGAAGAAAAAACAACTGATTAAGATGGCGGTAAGAACAGGAAAGCAACTAATGGGGAGTGGAGGTCATAGACCTTTAGTTGGTATGAATATTGATGAAAAAGAACTAAAACAAATAATCAACGATTTAGATAAATTATTGCCGCATAACAGAGGTACAAAAACAATAGTGAAACAAGCTATGCGTAAGGCGATGAAGCCAATGTTAGCAAAGCTAAAAGATTTAGTTCCTGTAAAAACAAAACAGCTTAGAAAATCTTTAGCTATTATAAGCGGAAAAGCAAGAGGAAATATTTTTCCAGCAGTTTATGTAGGACCTAGAGTGAAAAATGCGTATAAGTCAAAAGATAAGAGTGGGTTTTATATGTATTTTTTAGAGTATGGGACTGCTAAAATTCAAGGTATGCGTTTATTTGACAAAGCGAAAAGCGCAACAGAGCAACAAGTTTACAACTCAATCATTCCAAGTTTGAGAAGTATTATTGACAGAAGATTTAAAAAGAAAGGATTGTAATGGATATTGGAAAAGCAATAAGTTCTATATTGAGAAACACTGCTGGAGTTTCTAACTATGTTGGTTCAAGGATATTTCCTCAAAAGATACCATTTGGAGAAACTATGCCAGCAATTACTTATTTTATAATTGACACCACTCCAAACAATACAAAGAACGGGGTTTCGACTTACGACTATGTGAGATGTCAGATTACTTCTTTTGGAACTACTTATGCACAAGCTCAAGATTTATCTGCTGAAGTTCGTGCTGCTTTAGATTACAAAAGTCAAACAGTCGAAGGAGTAGAAATAGACAAATGCTTCTTTGAAGATGCCAACGATGTATTTGACGATAAATTTGGAGATGATGGAATCCACTATGTTGCAATGGATTTCAGATTTAACATAAATAGATAAGATATGAAACGCAAAGTATATAAAGATTTTAAAGTAAGGGATAGAGTTTTTGAAGCTGGTAAAACTTACGAACTTTCAACGAAAGAATATAGATGTTTAAAATACGCTGGTGCTTTAGATGCCCCAAAAAAATTAAAAAAAGAAACCGAGCCAATATCGGTACAATTAGATAATAACAATTAAAACAAAAAAAAATGGCAATTTTTAACGGAAGTGAATTGATTGTTACTTTGGCTGCTGATGGTGGCTCACAGTTAAAATTACTTCACGCAACAAGCTGCACTCTATCTTTTAACGCTGATACGATAGACACAAGCACAAAAGACTCTGGAGGATTCAGAGATATACTTTCAGGACAAAGAAGTTTTTCTATTTCTGCTGATGGTTTGATGGACTTTGTTTCAGCAGGAACAACAACTGACCCAGATGAAATCTTTGATTTTATGATAAATAGAAACAAGGTAGATTTCACATTTGCATTAGCTACTCCAGCTGGTTATAAATTTGAAGGAGAGGGATTTGTTACTTCTCTAGAAATTACTGGAGGAGTGGAAGATGCTCCAACATATTCTATGTCAATAGAATCAACTGGGGCTTTGTCTAAAACAGCAGTTTAATTTATTTCGTTGGTGGGGATGGGCTTCGGCTCTCTCCATCAACTTAACTTTTAAAACCAACGAAAAATGTTTGAAGTTGTAATACTTAACGAAAAAGATTATCCGATTAGATTCGGAATGAACGCTCTTAGAATTTATTGTAAAAAAACAAATACAAGTTTGCAAGACCTTGACAAATTAGGTCAAGACATATCTTTAGATGATGCTTGTCAGCTTATCCTTGCTGGATTGCAAGACGGAGCAAGAGTAGCTGGAAAAGATTTTGACTTGACAATTGAGGACATTGCAGATATTTTAGACGAAGACTTTGAAGCACTACAAAAGTGTTTTGATGTATTCGGAGAACAGTTTTCTGCAAAATTCAAAGACGAGGGAAACGAGAAAGAGGAGAAAAAAACTCCTCAAAAGAAAAAATAGATTGGGATGACTTGGAAGCCATTGCTTATGGTTTTGGCTTACTTCCCAAAGAGTTTTGGAGCTTAACATTTCACGAATTCTTTCTATTGCAGAGAGGTCGAAATGAACAGCTCGAAATGAAAGAACGCTTTGAATGGGAGCGGACACGATGGCTGGCTTGTTTGATTTTACAGCCACACAAAAAGAAAAATTCCAAGCTCAATCCGACCGATTTGGTGAGGTTTGAATGGGAGAAAAAAGAGGAAAAAATGGAACTTGAAAAACGCAAAAAAGCGGCTGAATATGCGGTTAAAAAGTACAAAATTGAGATTCCAAAAAACAACGAAAATGACTAAAAACCCTTATCTAGTAAATTTGCCCTAATAAAAGAACTAAACTTTTTAGGGTAAGCATACGACAGAAGGGTGATAATTGATTAAATGCGCTAAAACAACGCTTAAAACGAACGCTAAAAAACGCTTAAAATGGCTGGAAAAAGACTCTCGATTGCGCTAACTTTGAACGATAAACAGTTCCAAAGTGGACTTAGAAAGGCAACTCGTTCAATGACCAAGTTTGGGAAGTCAATGCAGAGAACGGGACAATCTTTTTCTCGTAATTTAACCGCTCCAATCGGTTTAGCTGGTCTTGCTTCAATTAAGATGGCTTCAGATTTTGAAGAATCTCTAAACAAAACCAGAGTTGCTTTTGGAGAATCTAGTGTGGAGGTTGAAGCATTTGCAAAGACCACTCTTAAAAGCTTTGGTATAGCTGAGGGAAGCGCACTTGAGATGTCATCTCTTTTTGGAGATATGGCTACTGCAATGGGTTTGAGTCAATCTGAGGCTGCTGGAATGGCGCAATCGTTGGTCGGACTTGCTGGAGATTTAGCATCTTTTAAAAATATAGGTATTGAACAAGCGCAAACTGCTCTTTCTGGTATATTTACGGGAGAAACAGAATCTCTTAAAAAGCTCGGAATAGTTCTAACAGAAGCCAATCTTAAACAATTCGGATACAATAAAACAATGACACAATCTGAAAAGATTGCTGTTCGTTATCGTGCTGTAATTGAACAAACGAAATCAGCTCAAGGAGATTTTGCTAGAACTTCGGATGGAGTTGCAAATAGTTCTAGAGGCTTAGGAGAATCTATAAAACAACTAAGTCAAGATTTTGGCACTCTATTACTTCCGTTGGCTTCAAAATTGATTTCTATATTTCAAGATTTAACAAATAAAATTTCATCCTTAGATGCAGAACAAAAACAATTTATTCTAAGAATTGCTGGTATAACTGCTGTTGTTGGTCCTTTGCTTATCATTTTAGGAAAACTTGTTACATCAATAACTGCTGTTGGAAAAGCATTGATTTTCCTTGCTGCAAACCCAATGGTCATATTTGCTTCTGCTGTTGCTGGTCTTGTTGCATTGCTAGGTTTTGCAGTTTTAGATATGGAGGGTTTTATAAAGACAGCTCTTAATTTAGGAAAAATAGGTCGTTTGACTGCAAAAGCAGTAATAATGTTTGCAGATGCAACTGGGTTAATGAGTAAGCCAGAAGCACTTGCAGCAATTGCAACAATTGACGGAATGAGCAAAGAGCAAGAAAAACTTGCTGACTCAATGGAAGATTCAACAGCTAAAATTGAAGAACAAAAAAAATCTATTGATAAACTGATTTCTTCAATGGGAAAAATGCCAACAGGTCCAAGTGGGAATGGTATGCAATCAACAGGAATTTTTAATTTTGAGCCAATAGATGCTGGTCCTATTTCACCAAATGAGGGACAAACATCCCCAGCTTTACAATTTGCGACAGACCCAGAGTTTTTTGATGGTATTGAGAGAAGTATTGTAGCATTTGAAAATATTAACATTTTAGCTGAACAAATGAAAGACAATTTTCGTTCTTTTGGTGGGGCTATTGAACAAGCTTTTGCAAGTGCTTTGCTAAGTTCAGGAAATTTCTTTGAAAATTTTATTGATTTTGCAAAACGAGCTTTAGTACAAATAATGGCACAGATAGCAGCTATGGCTTTTCTAAACGCTTTGCTTGGGTCGAGTCCTTTGGGGAGTCTTTTAGGTTTTAAACCTATTGGAGGTTTTGGTAATATAGGAAATTTATTAAAACAAGGTGTTTCAAGTAATGCAGAAGGAGGACTTATTCAACAGCCACACTTTGGATTAATTGGAGAAGCTGGTCCAGAGGTTGTAATGCCTTTAGATAGATTTATGAACACAATGGGAGTAGGGGGTGCTGTTGAGGTATTCGGAAAAATAAGTGGTTCTGATATATTACTAGCAAGCGATAGAGCTAGAGGAAACAGAAATAGAACAAGAGGATTTTAAATGGCACTTAGAAGGACAGCAGAGTTTCAAAATGACAAAGGGATATTTTACAAGCTAGAAATTTATGACAGCTTAACTAGTAGCCCTTCAGCTTTAACTTTACAACTTGGAGCAAGTGGATTTCAACTCAAGTATGAAACCCAAGACAGGACACGTTTCAGCGGTGTTATTCCTTCAAGCTGCACCTTTGACATAATTCCAAGAAATAGCACAGAACAAGCTGTGATTGATGATATTACTTCTGCTCCTTATGGAAGGTTTCAATTAGTAATTTATAAAGATAATACAACTACTGACGGTTCTAGCTATAATCTATACTGGGTTGGAAATATTTTGACGGATGTTAGTTCAAGACAAAACCTTTCTTTTTTCGCTGGAACACAACAAACAATCACCGCAACAGATGGACTTGCTGAGCTTGTTGATGTTTCTGTTAGTACTCATTTTTTAACCCCAGCACCAGACCCAGTAGAGCTAACAAGCTCCCAAAGATTTTTATTGACAATACAAAAAATATTGAGAGATAGTGATATTTTAAATACTTCACAATATTGGGGAACAACTGACAACTTTTTACAAACACAAGTAAACTGGTATACTGGACAAATGCCAACACCAGCAGCCGACAAAGACCCCCTTTTCTTTTCTGGATGTTTTGCTAGAGCTTTTAAAAAAATAGAAAATGAAGAAGAAGTTTTTATAAATACATTGGAAGCTTTAGATAGAATAATGAAGTGCTGGGGCGCTAGATTAATTCTATCAGATGGAATGTGGAGAGTTATTCAGCCGAATGGTTATTCAGATACTAACTTTGAAAGAACATATAGGAAAGGAAATACAACTGTAATTTCTAGTAGTGCTGTTCAACTTAAAACAAATGCTGGAATAGTTCTAGGCGGGGGTACATTCGACTCACTTCATCCAGTTCAAAAGGTCGAGACGTTTTATGACCTTCTTTATGAATTACAGCTTTTACAATTTTCAATCCCTTTGTGGATGACCAAGGTTGGTCCAGCACTACAAAAAACAGACCCCCCAACCACAACAGTAAACGGAGGTAATTCATTGACTGGAGGTTTAACTTTTTCTCAGTCAATTGGTTTGATACAAGCTCAAACAGATGCTACTTTAGAATGGAATTTATTATTCAGACCTGAGCTTATTTACTATGACGGTCAATATTTAACAACGCCAGTAGCACAATCAGCAGTTCAAAATGATTTTATTCAAAGTAGAACAACAAGTGGGGCTGGTTCGGGAGTTGATTTGAGATGCCAACTTCTTTTAAAATTGAGACTTGTTGGTGATAGTGGCACAACGTATCACTTGTATATGACACAAGGGACAAACGGAGGAGCTAAAGAATGGACTACTAGTGCAGTTAATGTTGGATTCCCTGTTATATTTTCAGAAAACAACGCAAATGATTATTTTAACGCTCCAGCAGCCCCAAATCCCAGAAGTGGCTCTTCTATTGGAGGTACTCATCCAGCTATCCCAGAATCTGGGGAGTTGTTTATTGAAGGATTCGCTCGTTTTAGATGGCAAGACCCAAACGGATTTAGTGCATCTGACGAAGTTGATACAGCCGATGTTCTTTTCCCAAATTCTTCAAGCGGCGGAAGTTCAGGTACTATTATTAAGGGGTTAGCTATTGGAATGGAGAAACCAGATGGAAATAATTATTATTTACGATATTTAGTTAATGGTACTCCAACAGCTCAACAGCTAATCTCAGCAGAACAAGGAACTGCTATTTCAAACGCTGTTCTAAAACTTGACCCAGCTAAATTAGGAAGCGGACCAACTGCACAAACCCCTACAAGAATAATCACTTTTGATGCTGCTGGCAATGGAGATGATGGAACTGCTTCAACTTGGCAAGTTTTTCAAGAAACGACTGGAGATGGAACGACAGGAACTATTACAAAAATACTTTGCAAAGAAGTTCTTGCTGGAAGAAAAACGGGTGTTGATGTTTACAATGGTTCATTGCAAACAGATAAAACAACTAATTATGAATATCATTTAGCATTTGATAATATTTCTAGTACTAAAATTTTCGTTCCAAATGAAATAAATTACAATGCAAATGAAGGTATTTGGGATGGTCAATGGATAGAAACAGATTTAGACGCTAGCGGTCAAAATTATACTTCTAACGATATTGCACCAGGTGAGAATGATAATGCAACTTTTACTTCTGAATGGTAATATGAGAGCTTCAACTTACAATCAAACTTTAATAAACGATTCGCTTGCTGTTATCACCGAACCGTCTAGCGGAACTTCTAGTCAAACACAATTAGCCGTTACTGCTGGAAATAAAATAGTTGCAAAAACTGGAGAAAAAGTATTTTTATTTACCAAATACTCAAACACTATTTATGAATTGACTTTGACTGCTGACTTAGGAAGAACAACTACTTGTAGCTTCAGTTCTATTGATTTTGATGATGTAGTTGAAATTGGAAGCGTAATTTTGATGCGACAAGAACCCAAATTCGACAAAATCAACAATACTGATTTATACTTTCAACAATCGCTATTTTTGACAGGCGGTACAAATGGAAATGATTTTCTCTCTGCTTTTGGAACTTCTTCTTTCACCGTAAACAGTGGCGCACAGTTAGCAGATGGAAATTCCAAGCCTAATAGATGGTCCTCACAATTTGGAATCTTTGTAGCCCCTTACGCTTGTTCAATTAAAAAGATAAAAGGATGGTCGAGCTCAGATGCTGGAAGTGGAGATAATGCTGTTATTTCTATTTGGTATGCTTCGCCTAATGCAGGAACTACTAGCAATATAACAATTGAACTTCTTAAATCATTCACTCTCACCAGTCAAAACAATCAAAACCACATCTTTGATATCGAGGACAATCCCGCTAGCGGATACCCTTTAGCTGAAGGAGATTTTGTTTTTGTAAGTATTAAAAGAACAGGAACTAAGTCAAGCGGTGTTGAATGGTATGCTGACATCGGTTTTTGTGTTGAAATGTTTAAACAACCAATATAATGAAAACACTTTTGAAAGAGTGCAGTGATGTGCTTACATTAAATATTACAACTTTGGCAATTTCATTCACTGATGTTGAAATGCTTTTGAAAATTGTGCTTTTGCTTTTATCTATTATATATACAGCAGATAAATTGATTAAAAACCAAAAAAACAAATAAGATGAAAGACCTAATTTGCAAAACAATATATTATTTGACTTTTAAAAGAGTGTGTATTGGTATCTGTAAAAACCGCAAGAAATAATGGAGGAAATATTACAATTAATAGAACGCTACGGACTGACTCTAATTTTATTACTTGGGAGTTTGTATGCTTTATATAAATTCTTTGTTTTTAGTATTTACGAAGTGAAGGGTCAGTTCTCAAAGTATCACGAAAAAAACGCTCAGGATATGGAATATGTCAAAAGCAAAATTGATACGATTCTAGAGTTTATCAAAAAAAATAGCTAAAATGGCAAAAGGAATAAGCTTCACACATCGTGAAAAACCAAAAAAGAAAAGAAAAGGAATTCACTCCAAGAACAAAAGCCGAACCAAAGGTTGTAAGCAATACGAAAAAAGATACAACGGTCAGGGCAAATAATATAGTTGTGATATGGTGTTAAATTATTTTAATTTTCAAGAATTTGATTCACCAGATGAAATAGGTTCTGGAATGCCTACTGACCAAGGCGGAAAAATGAATAAAGAGTTTTTATTTAAACTTGATGAAGCTAGAATGTTGGCTGGAACGCCTTTCAAAATTACAAGCGGTTATAGATCAGAAGCACACAATAAAAAGGTCGGTGGAGTAAAAGGAAGCTCACATACTAAAGGATGCGCTGTTGATATTGCTGTGAATAGTGGACTCCAAAGAAGTGCAATTGTTTGCGCCTTAGCTAAAGTCGGCTTCACTAGAATAGGAATAGCAAAAACATTTGTTCATTGTGATTTAGACAAAGAAAAACAAAATTCAATCTGGCTTTATGATTAACAATTTACTCGGTGGATTATTTACCACACTATCAAAACAAGCATCTACAATAATAGATGAAACAGTTACCACAAAAGAAGAAAAGTGGAAACTAAAAAATGAATTTCACAAAATACTTATTGAAAGCGAAAAGTCAGCCCAACAAGAGGTTACAAAACGCTGGGAAGCTGATTCTAAAGCTGGATGGCTACCAGCTAATATAAGACCCCTTACATTGATATTTTTGACTGTTATGTTTGTTATAATGTCAATATTTGACGGCAATGTTGGAAATTTCACTATTGATGATGCTTACAAACCAATTTATCAAACTTTACTTATAACCGTTTACGGAGCTTATTTTGCTGGTCGCTCAATTGAGAAGGTAAAAAAGAAACAATGAAAAATCAAAAGCGATACCGTCTTAGTGAAGATGAATGGCGATTGATTGATGATTATAGACAAGACAAAGAAAACAAAGCACTACTAGAAGAAGAATGTAACGAAGCTGGAATTGATGTAAGATCTGTGCATCATTATTGGTATAAGAGCAAACGCTTTTCAATATTTGCCAGACCAAATGAGTTCTCAAGAGATGAATTTCTGAAAAGTATTGAGGACTTAATATCTAAATATTCCCCTTCATATCCATCTATTGACTATCCAAAACGCAAAGAGGGACATCTTTTGGTAATAAACCCCGCAGATGTTCATATTGGTAAATATGCAGACGCTTTAGAAACAGGGAACACTTACAATGTAAAAACAGCTAGAAAACGCATTTTGAACGGTGTTAAAGGCATTATCTCCAAGTCTGAGGGGTTCACCATTGAAAAAGTCTTATTCTGCATAGGAAACGATATTTTACACACGGACAATATTCACGGAACCACTTCAAGAGGAACTCCACAGAATACTGACGGTAAATGGTATAGACACTTCACCACAGCTCTTGAGGTATATGTTGAATGTGTCGAAATGCTTATGAACATTGCACCAGTTGATTGTGTTCATTCAATGAGCAACCACGACTATATGAGTGGATTCCATTTGGCACACGCTTTGAAGTCTTGGTTCAGAAATACAGATTCAATAAGTGTGGATGATTCTCCAATTCATAGAAAATATTATGTTTACGGATCAAGTTTGATTGGATTGACTCACGGTGATGGGGCAAAAACGAACAATTTAGCTCTCCTAATGGCTCAAGAGAAGCCTAATCTTTGGGCTAAGACAAAACATAGATACTGGTATTTGCATCATATACACCACAAACAAAGATTCAAATATCTTACGAGTTTTGATGATATTGGAGTAACACTTGAGTTTTTAAGAAGCCCTAGTGGAACGGATGCGTGGCACTTTCAAAAGGGTTATACAGGCAGCCCTAAAGCTGTTGAAGGTTTTATACACTCAAAAGAAAATGGTCAGATTGCGCACTTGACACATATATTTTGATATATTTGCGCTGTTTTTGGTAAATTAATAAATTTTTCATTGTTTTTGTAAGGGATTTGGGGCTTTTTAGCCCCTTTTTCTTTTTTATTTTTATAGTTTTTAACAGCCCTTCTTATCTAGTATTGTTAATTATTTTCTAATTTATTCAACTTTTTTTTGTTGAAATCCTTTTTTAATTGGTTGGGAGTGCATATATTTGCTGCATAATTATTAACGAAAACACAAAACAATGACAAAAGATTTAATCAACAGCTTATTCTTTAATCCTAAAGAGGAGCTAAAAACAAGAGTTCTGAATGCTGATATTGTAGAAGCTACTATCAATCAACTTATCGCAGAACTCAAAGAACAAGAGATGCGAAACGCCGAGCTTATCAAAGTGTATGAGCAAGAAGAAGACTTTGCTGACTTAGCACTAACTCAAGGCGTAAACAAAGGGCTTCAAATAGCATTGATACATTTGCGTAAATTGAATGCCGATATATTATGGAAACAATTAAATATAAAAATCGATGAAAACGATTAAAAACTTTTTATGGAAAAACGCAGGAGCAATATTTTGCTATACTGTGGCAGCTTTAGTTCTTTTAGGAATTATAGCGATGGATTTAGTAGGAATTATCAAAATTACAATGTAATGAAAAAGAAAGTTTTAAATGTAACACCACAGGGGGACTTTGAAAGTCAATACGGACACTTTTATAAATGGGAAATAGAGTTTGATGATATGAAAGCAGAATATCTAAGCAAGTCTGAAAATCAAAACAAGTTTGTTGCTGGTCAAGAAATTGATGTTGAAATAACTACAAGACAATATAACGGAAGAAGCATAAACAAAGTAAAACCATTATCTACTTTTCAAGGTGGATCAAGACCATCCCCAAAAGCAGATAATGTTCAAGAACTAATAGTTAAGCAAAACGCTCTGACAAACGCCTGTAATGTGATTGGAGAAGCTGATGTTGCAAAGATTATAGAAGTGGCTGAGGTGTTCTCTAATTGGGTTCTAAAAGGCGAAAAGCCAACCTCAACAACGAAAAATGATTTACCGTTCTAATGAATAAAAAAGAAACATATATAACAGAGGAGGGTCTTGAGTTTGAGTTTACAATTTGGGAATGTGACGGTGATTTTGAAACTCCAGCTTATTACTCTGTTGAGATTGACAAAATAAATTATGAAGATACTGATGTTACAGATTTACTTTTCAATATTGCTGATGAGTATGTAGATAATATCAGAAGAAAAATACAAGATAATGAATAAATTCGTAGATGAAGCATTTGATTTAATGGAAATAAACAGTAGAATCGAAAAATGTGTTGAAGCAGTTTGTTTAGTTTCTAACATATCAAAAAAAGAATTTTACAATAAATCAAGAACTAGAAACTTAATAGATTCAAGAAGAATGGTTTACGCATTTTGTAAAGAATCTCTTAATTTAGGATATTCAAAAACAGCTAAATTTTTTAATGTTAATCACGCAACTATAATACATCATTATAAATGCCATAATGAATTAATACAATATGATGTTTTTTATAAAGATAAATTTGAGGGTTTTGTAGAACTTGTACGAGCTGATATTGGTTTTTTTGATATTAAAAACATCATAAAAGAAGTTAAATCTATAAAAGAAAAACATCTAGCAAAAGCATACAATGAAGAAAATTCTAGTAAAAAAAAGTAGCAACTTCACCACGATCAATAATGAGTTCATCTTCAATAAGGATATGAGTTTAAAAGCTAAGGGGTTATTATGTCATTTGTTAGCACTTCCCGAATCTTGGGACTTGTATGTTGAGGAGGTGGAGAAGTGGCACAAAGACAAAAAAGATTCTATTTACAGTGGATTTAAGGAATTGATGAATCTTGGCTATGTTCAAAGAATACAAAAAAGAGAAGCTGGAAAGTTCAAAGGTTTTGATTATATAGTTTTTGAAAAACCGAAAAGGGATTTGTCGAAAACGGTTTTGTCGGAAACGGAAAATCCGCAACTATTAAATACTGATATTAAATTAAATACTAATATAATTAAAAAAGAGAATTTTGATTTTGAAGAATTAGAAGAATTGAATGTTGAGATTTGGAAAAAGTGGAGAGCTTATAGAAAAGAAACATTCCGCTTGACTTACAAACCAATCGGAGAAAAAGCTGCAATTGGAAAGCTGATGCGACTTTCACAAGGATGCCACGAAGTCCAAGAACAAATAATAAATCAAAGCATTGAAAACGGATGGAAAGGAATTTTTGATCTTAAACAACAAAAACAATCTAAAACTAAGAGCGCACTTGATAACTGGCAGAAAGCTCGTAATATGATAAACAATGGATAAAAAATATTATAATTACAAACTTTGGGAAGATTACAAAAATGGAATGTATGAAAAGGGAGTTGAAGAAAACTTAATAGAAGAATGTGTTTTACTTCTTTGTAATAAAAAGCATTTTTACGAAAATGGAAAACTAATGCTAAAAACTTGGATTTATTCAAGTGAGCAAAATTTAACTAATAACGACATTAACCAAAAAGCTTGGATTGGTCAAGCTACTTGTAATTTTAGATTTAAAGCTAATATAGATACTGTTATAGAGTCTTGGCATAAATTAACCCAAGAACAACAAAAAGAAGCTAATTATGTAGCTTCTATACTAATAAACGAATACAAAAACAATAAAAAAAATATATTATGCCCAAAACTAAACTTGGAATAAATGTTCTTCAAGCATCTGAAGAAAGAATAAAATGGTCTTTTGATAACTTTGAAAAATTATATATTAGTTTATCTGGTGGTAAAGATTCTACTACTATGCTTCATTTAGTTCTTAATGAAGCTATTAAAAGAAATAGAAAAATAGGTTTATTTATTGTGGATTTAGAGGCACAATACAAACTAACAATAGAAAACATAAATAATTTAATAACTGAATATAAAGATTATTTAGATGTTTATTGGATATGTTTACCAATATCATTAAGAAATGCTGTAAGCGTGTATGAACCAAAATGGATTTGTTGGGATGAAGATAGAAAAGATGATTGGGTAAGAGAAATGCCAAAAGATTGTATAAATGGTATTGATTATTTTAATTTTTTTCATAAAGGAATGGAGTTTGAGGAATTTATAGAACTTTTTGGCGAATGGTATTCAGATGGCAAAAAAACTGGTTGTTTTGTAGGTATAAGAACTGATGAAAGTTTAAATAGATTTAGAACTATTGCTTCTAATAAAAAAACTACAATTGATGGTTTGCAATATACTACAAAGGTTACAGATAATGTTTATAATCTTTACCCTATTTATGATTGGAAAACATCTGATATTTGGGTTTACCACGCTAAAACAGAAAAAAGTTATAATAGATTATATGATTTAATGCATAATGCTGGACTTACTATTCACCAAATGAGGTTATGTCAACCTTATGGAGATGACCAAAGAAGGGGGTTATGGTTGTATCACTTAATAGAGCCCAATACTTGGGCAAAAGTTGTTGCAAGGGTAAATGGTGCAAATAGTGGGGCTTTATATGTAATGGAATCTGGAAACATAAATGGATATCATAAAATAACAAAACCAGAAGGACATACTTGGAAATCATTTGCAGAAATGTTTGTTGATTCATTACCCCCAACAACAAAAGAACATTATCAAAACAAAATTATACTTTTTCAAAAATGGTGGATTGAAAAAGGTTATCCAAATGGAATACCAGATGAAGCCGACCTCAATTTAGAATCTAGAAGATTAGTTCCAAGTTGGAGAAGAATATGTAAATCACTTTTAAGAAATGATTATTGGTGTAAAGGTTTAGGATTTAGTCAACATAAATCAAATGCATACAAAAAATATTTGCTTTTAATGAAAAAAAGAAAAGAACAATGGAATGTTAATCAATTAACTATATTTAAAAATGACAACGGAAATTATAAAACAAATTGAAAAAATTAAAAATTTAGATTTAGAACAAAAAGTTAAATGTATAAATGAAATAAAAATAGCTTTACACGAAATAAGTCCCTTTAATACAGAGCCAGTTGATTGTGTTATTTGGGTAAAAAACGAAACGGTTTACGCTAACGATTATAACCCAAATTCGGTAGCACCTCCAGAAATGGAACTTTTAAGACATTCAATTTCAAACGATGGTTATACTCAACCAATTGTTAGTATGAAAATAAATAATACAGAAAGAGAGGTTATTGATGGGTTTCATAGAAATAGAGTTGGTAAAGAATGTAAAGATATTCAAAAAAGGGTTTACGGATATTTGCCAGTAGTAACAATTAGAGAAACACAAGAAAATAAAGGAGATAGAATTGCTTCTACTATTCGACATAACAGAGCGAGAGGAAAACACAGAATTGATGCAATGTCTGAAATTGTTCTTGATTTGAAAAAAAGAAATTGGAGTGATAAAAAAATTGCTAAAGAATTAGGAATGGATCAAGATGAAGTTTTAAGATTGAAACAATTAACTGGCTTAGCTGAATTATTTAAAAATCAAGATTTTTCAGAGGCTTGGGAAGCAGAAATACAAGAAACTGAAAAAGAAACTATAAATGGATAAAAAACAACAAATCTGGTATCGTTGGAAGAACGAACTTCCAAAACTCAAAGAAGAAGCTGTTGACATACTTTCTAGAACTTACTTGGAGATAGGACAAAAGCCAAGTGTTGAGGACATAGTTACAATGGCAAACATTCTAGTCGATGATTTGGCAAATAACACTCAATTCAGCACAATGACAATGGAGGATGTCTCAAGGGGTTTTAGAGAGGGTGTAAGGTCTGGAGATGAAGCAAGTGTCTTTCTGAATGTAAGGACTTGGAATATATGGCTACGAAAAGAAAAGAAAAAGGTTGCAAAAAAAGTAATAGAATTACATAAACAACAAGAACTCGAATACATTGAAAACGCTCGTTTGTTGGGCGCAACTATTAACAAAGCAAAACTATTAAAATGAAAAAAGGACAATTAAAAATAGAAACAGTCAAGATTCTTGACTCAGTCAGTAAGTTCATCAAAGAATCAACAACTGATTATGACAGTGAGGATTTGAAAGCATTATTTTCAGAAGCTCTTGCTTACTATGATTTGTATTTGTTAAAGAAAAACAACAAGAGGATCGAAGCAGCAATGTTAGAAAGCAAGTTAGTCCCAAAATGGGAGGAGGGTTTAAGAGCTGAGATAAGAGCTTATTTTGATGAAGTATGAAAGCAAGAGACAAAGTAAAAACTCTCTTGAATAAGTACCCAAGATTCAGAGATTCTGACAATAAATTGATTGCCGCTTATTGGTTGGATGAATTAAGAAGAAAAGGATTGAATCCAGATGAAATGAGTGGAATGGACTTCCTTCACTTGTTTGCTGATTCAAAAATTACAAACCCAGAAACTATCAGAAGAAGCAGAGCAAAACTACAAGAAGAAGATTCTTCATTGAGAGGAAATAATTATTCCGTAAGAAAAGGAGTAATTCAAGACAAATGGAGAAAAGATTTGGGATATAATGGCTAAAACTACAACAGCCAAACTAAAGGCAAAGCTAGACAAGCTCTTTAGTGAATACATAAGGAAAAGAGATAGCGACCACAGAGGGATGTGCAAGTGCATTAGTTGCGGCAAAGAAGCTCCAGCTTTTGGGGGTTCTATCCACGCAGGACACTTTATGAGCAGAAGGCACTTATCAACACGATGGGATGAAAAGAATGTGAATGCTCAATGTGCTGGATGTAATACTTTTAGAGGGGGTGAGCAATATAGACAATCTATTGGAATAGATAGAAAGTGGGGTGAGGGAACTTCAGCAGAGTTAGAACAAAGGGCGCAATCAGTAGTCAAACTATCAAGAATCGATTATGAAGAAGCAATCGCAAACATTAAGCAAAAGATTAAAGAACTGAATTAACAATGAGGTGTTAATATTTTTTAACCTCAACGATTGGATAATAGAATCATTATTTTATTTTAGCAACAATGACAAAAATTAGTACAATATTTGAAGGAGGAATTGCTAAGGTTGCAACCCTTGCAGATGGTTCACTCTCACTAACGATACACACTCAAGAGCTACCAGAAGAAACAATGATGAGACTATTTAAGCTAAGAAAAAAACCAGGAATGGTCCTTATTAGTTCGGATGGTATAAACAAAAAAGAAGTTGAAGAAGTCGAAAAGTTCACAAGTGATTTTGAGGTTGGAGGTAAAACACCAAGTCAAAGACTAAGAGCTGTACTTTATAGAGTATGGGAGCAAACAGAGCAGAATTATGATTTTCCTATTTGGTATGAATCACAGCTTGAAAGAATAATCAATAAATACAAAGCGACTCTGGATGCCTAGAAGAACGCTCTCTCAACTGATTTGGAAAAGCACGGAGAACGGAGCTGAGTTGAGATTGCCAAGAATAATTAACACAGACATAAACTTTCAATTGATGTTTGGAGAAGCTGAAAGCCATAACGAACAAACACAAAGAGAAACAACCAATGCTGAAAAATATGAGTGTAGAACTTACCAAGATATTGAACATTTTAAGAAATTTGTCTAAAATTACAATAGGAGTTGTTATGCTTTTTATTATGCTTCCTTTTGTGATTGTTTGGTTTAGTTTTTTATTCCTTAAATTTGTAATTGAATATGAAGTTAAAAGCAGTTCTAGAGGTTAGTATTATACTCAAAGAAGATGAAACCGTTGAAGAAGCAAACTCAAGAGCTATTGAAAAGCTAATTGATGTGGTCGACGAATGGATAAACAACAAGGATGGATTGACTCCATATATTAAAATTGAATATGATGTAGACTTTGACTACATTAAAGAGATAAAACTATTGAACTAAATGCCAAACTTACCAAAAGGAAAACCTAAAATCTGGATAGCTAATAGTAAAAAGAAAACACGATTCACTGAAAAGCACATTTCAGAAAACACTAGCTTCTATAACAGTAGTGCTTGGCGTAAAGTAAGAAAAGCATACTTCACAATGAATCCGATTTGCAAATGGTGTGAAGAAGAAGGAAGGGTAACAGAGGGAAAGATTGTTGATCATATTATTGAGATAAAGGATGGAGGTGACACATTGAGCTTTGAAAATTTACAAACACTTTGTCAAGTACACCACAACCAAAAAACAGCCTGGGCTAAAATGAAAAGAAGAAATGAAGAAAAGTAAATATTATTTCGATTACACAAGAAACACGGATAGTTCTTTAGTGGATAAAAGAGTTCCATATTATTACAAAGGTAAAGAAGGGTACGAAGCCCGAAAGGTGTGTGACAACTTTGATTTACCTTATCATTTAGCAACTGCTACAACTTACATACTCCGAGCTTATCACAAGCACGACACACCAATTGACTGTTTAAAAAAAGCAATAGCACACATTGAATTTGAAATAGAGAAATATGACAGAGATAGAAGATAATGAATGTTTAAATTGTTATTGTTGGATAGATGAAGTTGGTGAACTGTTTTGTTCTGATGACTGCTATGATGAATGGCATTACGACAATCCAGACTACTATTGGTGTGAAGAACAACAAATGTATTTAGAATATGAGCAAGACAATAAATAGGATAGTATGGGAGATATTCATTGAAGAAACAATGGGACAAGAGAAGTCTGAACTATTCACTGATAGAATAACAGAGTATGCAGAAGATATGTGCTATATCGTTTATACAAATTTATTATATAGAATAGATAGAGGGGAAAACATTAATGATATTGAATTTGAAGACATACTGCCTAGAGAACTAATGCAAACAAAAAAGGAGGGGGGGTAAAAAGTTTTTTGTGTAACGACTATACAC